GCCAGTTTGACCCTTCTGACCTTTAGCACCGTTTGACCCATTTGATCCGTTTGAACCAGAACCGCCAGTTCCACCAGTTGAGCCAGTTTGACCCTTCTGACCTTTAGCACCGTTTGACCCATTTGATCCGTTTGATCCGATCTCGCCTTTCTGACCTTTGGTGCCAGTGTTACCTGTAGTGCCAGTTACACCGACTTCGCCCTTCTGACCTTTAGCACCGTCAGAACCAGCAGAACCTCCCGCGCCAGTCTCGCCTTTCTGCCCCTTCGCGCCTGATCCACCAGTGTTGCCAGTTGTTCCAACTGGACCTGTAGCTCCGATCTCACCTTTCTGACCTTTAGCACCGTCTGAGCCGTTGGAACCATCAGATCCAGCAGAACCAGTTACACCAATCTCGCCTTTTTGACCTTTGGCGCCAGCAGAACCAGTATCACCAGTTGGACCATCATCACCAGTTACACTTACACCAATCTCGCCCTTCTGCCCCTTAGTGCCGTCAGAACCAGAACCGCCAGTACCACCAGTTCCACCAGTTGCTCCAGTTACACCAACTTCACCTTTCTGACCTTTGGAACCAGTATCACCAGTTACACCAATCTCGCCTTTTTGCCCTTTAGAACCTGCGGCACCAGTTGAACCTGTTGTGCCAGTTGTGCCAGTATCACCAGTTACACCAATCTCACCTTTCTGTCCTTTAGAACCTGCGTCACCAGTTGAGCCTGTTGAGCCTGTGTCGCCAGTCACTCCAACTTCGCCTTTCTGTCCTTTGGTTCCAGTTTGACCTTTGACGCCAGCCTCACCAGATAAATCTGACAAGTACGAATATGCGGAACCGTTCCAAAGGTATAATTTTGAATTGTCTGCGTCTTCAACGTCACCTGTTTCAATAAGTGCGAATTCACCAGCAGCGATGCCGCTAGGACTACTGTCTGCGTTCAACGCAGAGACGCTGACATATGTTTTGGCTATATTGAACCCTAGTCCAGTTTGACCCTTTTGCCCCAACTCGCCTTTTTGACCTTTAGCACCAGCACCACCAACATTTCCAACTTCGCCTTTCTGCCCTTTGGAGCCAGCATCACCAGTTACACCAATCTCACCTTTCTGTCCTTTAGAACCTGCAGCACCAGTTGAGCCTGTTGTGCCAGTTGTGCCAGTATCACCAGTTACACCAACTTCACCCTTTACACCTTTAGCACCGACTTCGCCCTTCACACCTTTAACACCAGTTGCGCCAGTGACACCGATGATACCTTTCTCACCCTTCTGCCCGACTGGACCTGTTGAGCCTTGTAAGCCAGTGTCACCCGTAGTGCCTTTCTGACCTTTGGCTCCATCTGAAACTGTCAATTTTCCGTAGTTTGCACTATTGATGTCTTGATCAATTATCGAGTTAATGCCAAGTAGATCTGCAAATAATCTTGCTTTACTTTTAGCCATTACACATTCAACGCAAGTCTGGTGACTTTAACTACTGTATTTGTACTAGTTGGCAACACTTTCAATCTAACGGAACCACCAGATATATCAGAATCAATTGTAGCTATAGTTGTGCTTGTAGCAACCTGACCATATTCAGTCATGAAGGTTGCCGAGCCATTATGCACCAGAAGAAGTTCTGATGTTTGGAATTTGTTTGCGTTATCAGTATCATCTACTTGAACAACATACTTGGCAGATCTATATGCAGAAGCCAAGAAGGTGTCAACAACAACCTCAGACTGAGCAGTATGTGTTTTTGTATTTGATGTGTGGGCAGCGTTTGTGCCAACAGTAGCAGCTCCAGTAACTTGAGCAATAAAGGAAAGCGTACCTGCGCCATCAGTAGACAGTACATAACCGCTAGTGCTATCAGCTGTAGGAAAAGTTAATGCGCCATTCGCAATAGAGATGCCGCCAGAACCAACAGAAAGGGAGTGGAGGTTTGCTCCAACTTCAAATACTGCAGTGCCTGTAGATGAAAACAACTTTCCATCACGGGTGTTTAGTGCGAGTTCGCCAGCTTGAATTTCGGAAGTGGTGGGTGCTTTACCTTGGACGGCAGAGCGTTTGATCTTAACGATCGAAGCCATATCTATGGTACTCTAATCATTGCCTTATATAAGACAGATAAAAAATAAAGAGGGGAGACTTATAGAAGCCGGATTCCCCTCTTGGTCATTCTATTTAGTATGTACCGCCATCAATGATTGCATCAACCTGAGCAAGAGTATAACCAGTAGCAGTTGAATCGACTGTAGTTGTTGGTTCAGTCTGAAGACCAGTATAGAACTTGAAGGTGTCATCGGTAGCATCACGGAAGTAACCGCTGTACTTATTAGTCGCGGAGACTATGTACTTACCATATACACCACTGTCAACTGTATCAGCTGCGTTATTCGCAGACAGCTTCAACATGGAGTCATCAACATTTACAGTAGATGAAGAGATGTAAGTTACTGCGCCTTCAACATTCAGGTTTCCATCAACAGTAAGTGAGCCGCCAACAGTAGCTGCGCCAGTTACAGTAAGATCATTACCGATAGTTACGTCATCAGGCAAGCCAATTTGGAAGGTTGTTCCTTCACCAGCAGATCCAGTTACCTCAACTTCGTTAGTAGTACCAGTTACAGCAGCGGCATAGTTTCCAGTGGTATCACCACCAAGGGCAACAGAGTTCGCCTGAATAGTAGTTGCGATAGTTACAGCAGCTGTACCATCAAAGTTCACAGTACCAACAACGTCACCAGAAAGGGCAATCGCACGAGTAGTTTCTAATGCTGTAGCAGTTCCAGCGTTACCAGTCATATCACCAGTTACAGCACCAGTGAATACAGAATCAGTACCGTCAGTACCAGCTTCCAGTATCTTCTGTCCGCCAGAAGAATAAACGTCACCAGTTACATCACCTGTTGTGTTACCAGTTACGTTACCAGTTACATTACCAGTTACGTTACCAGTAACAGCAGCAGTGACAACACCGAACGATACATTATCAGATGTACCGACAGCCTGCCCGATAGCGATAGAACCATTAGTGATAGTAACACCAGTTCCACCAGCAAAGTGAGCGCGGACTTCAGTAGCATTTGGACCAGTGTATGTAAATACACCTGCACTGTATGCAAAACTACCGTCACCGCCACCATCAACTGCGCTGAAGTGTGCACGGGTTTCCGTTGGACTTGGACCAGTATATGATATTAATCCAGCTGATTTTGCTATTGAGCCATCACCACTAACATTTGCTACTGTAATAGCAGCCTGAGCGCGTGCAGCTGTATGATAAAGGTTTGTTGCGTGTTCTGCTAAATCGCTAGTGTCATGATTAGAGAGACTCGAAACTGTACCAGTTACAGCACCAGTTACCGCACCAGTGAAGGTCGCGTCAGTACCGTCAGTACCATTTTCAAGCACTTTAGTGCCATCAGTAGCTAAAATGTCCGCCTTAACATCACTAGTAATAGTAGAGGCTAGAGCAATTGTCGGGGTAGCAGTTTCACCACTGTTGTTTGTTACAACAATGTTACCGCCAGCTACTAGACTAGAAACATAACTTCCAGTAGTATCTGTACCAAGGGCAACAGAGTTTGACTGAATGGTTGCCGCGATAGTTACATCGGCAGAACCGTCAAAGTTTACCGTACCAACAACGTCACCAGAAAGGGCAATTGCGCGTGGGGTAGAAAGGGTATCAGCAGTATCACCACCAAGAGTCAGAATATCCGTACCGTTTGAAGACGAAAAGATTTTCTGATCGATAAGGTTAATTGCCAACTCACCAGCTTGTAGAGATCCGCTAGATGGAACAGAGCCAGCGGAGGTACTTCTTTTGATCTTGATTATTGATGCCATTTTCTTAATTCCTAATTAGATTGTTATTTATCTGAGCCCACCGCTGCGGGTCGGAGCTTCTTTTGATATTCTATTTATAATTACTGAAGGTTGAACATATATTTTATAATACTCAATCTCTTTTTTCTGGGTTTCAACCAGATCGTTCAATGATGCTATTTGCGCCAAAACAGATGGTGGTATGGGTATATTCAGTGCTCGCTCCCTCTCATCAGCTAACTTCTCACGACCTTTAGTTATTTGGTTCTGCAATAAACTTATCTTAGCTCGCAATGCGACAATTGTTTTTCGCAATTCTGATATTTCTTTTTCTGTGTGTTGAGCATATAAGTCCAACACGCCTTCCGCGTCTTCGAAATCTGCCATCTAGTATGTTCCACCATTCAAATCTGTAAAGGTGGGCGCACCATTTGCGGCCACTTGCATTATCTTTCCCTCAGTACCAACTGCTTGCTTCACAACTCCCGAAGCATTTGTGTACATTAATCCGTTTTCTAAAAAGTCACTTATGACTAGTTTATTTATAGTGGCTTGATCAGTAATGTTCAAATTAACACTAGACAGCAGAGAGCCAGCACCAGCAAAAAGAACACTCTCAATATTCGCCACCTTATCAACCAACAACTTACCGCCAATATATTCCAAAGTGACAGCAGAGTTGGCTAAATCCGTTTGGCCGATAAACATTCTATCTGAGGAGAATGAATATGCCATCTCACCATTGGCAAGTGAACCAGGAGTATTCGCATTCTGACTTCGTTTTATCGCTAGAACTACACCTGGCATTAGAAATCGGCTCCTGCGTCAAACAAGATAGCACCATTAGCTGCAGTGGAAAGAAACTGCTTCAGTACGAACGAATTAGTATTGGACGAATAAACCAACACAGCACCGTCGTCTAAATTGTTCATATCCACGTCGGTCAATCTCTGAACATTACTGGCAGGAATAGTGCTTTTGAGTGTGATGTTAGTACCAGAATCCCGTTGGATTACTCTGTTTCCGCTAGACGTCCCAAACTTTATATTAAACTCTGACATATGATCTCTTTGGTATATTCAATGTACTACTAATAACACTATTTATAACGATTTTTTATCTGGTGACCTGCGGTGTTATCGTAGCCAACCCTTCGACCAATCTAGACCTATTGTTTGCGGAACTTGTTATCTCAACGTCATAAACATATCTTCCAGCATCTAATGCTTCGTTAGCCGTTCTGCCAAGAGCAATTGTCACCACGCCAGTAGATCTATCTGCTGCAAATGTAATTTCTAATGCTGTAGATGTAGCTGAAGTGTAGTGCTTTCTTATTTGACCAGATCCAGTGAACCCAGTCAAATCAGTTGCAGTTCCATCATCACCAGTTACGGTTAATGATGTCGAGTAATCAGAACCCTGATCAATTAAGATATTTGCCTTAGCAGCCATTATTTCTTTCCTTCTTCAATCATTGCTCTTAGTTCAGCGTTATCTTCTTTCAACTCTTTGATTGCTTCAACCAACAACGCAACAACATTACCATACGCAACGGTCTTTATCCCGTCAGGCATTGTCTGGACAACTTCTGGGACTAAAGGCTCAAGTTCTTGTGCTATAAATCCAATCTGACTTTCACCGTCCATATCAATACGGTCGAATGACACACCCCGAAGTTTGCTCACTGTATCCAAAGCACCTTCAATGTTTTTAACATTTTCCTTTAAAGATATATCAGAATAAGCAGTTATGTTACCGCTCGAAGTGAATGATCCACTTACATAATTACCATTACTTGATAAACTGCCCAACCCTACTTCAGCTGGTGTATTGATGAGACAGTTAAAAGTTGTTCCACTCAACTGCATTCCTGTACCAGCACTATATGTCGTATTCGTATTCACATAGCTGGTAATATATCCACGACCGTTTGATATCTGAGTATTATTAGTAACGTAGTTAGCATTAGTAGCAATACCAGCCAGTTTACTATTTAAAGCAGAAGTAAAGTTGATCTGAGTAAGACCACCATTACCAATTGAATATGTAGTGTTAGTATCAGTGTTATCAGAAGCAGGAATGCGGACAGTCTTAGTTGTAACACCCGAGACATGCCCTTCTGAGTTGGTAAGAACAGTACTGATGCAAGTAAACGTCTGGTTATATCCAGGATTTGAAGTAGTGGTAGTATTGGTTCTAGTAGTATTCTCATGAGTAAATGTCATATCATACGGATCGGCATCAGATCCCGGACTAGTATCAGTCCAGTTTATATTAATATAATTGCCGCCAATAAGTTTGACTTCCTTACCCTGCGCAATACTAATTTCTGTTCCGTCTTCATCTTCCATGACAAACAAATTGCCATTATTCTGTACATAACGACCATCAAGATCAGTAGTCAGATCAAGTCCAATGTTTCTTCCAAGAGTCAGGATACCGTTTCCAGTATTGAACCCCAAAGTATTAACATATTCCGAATCAATATTAGTTCCGGATAATGAAATGCCGCCCTGCGGATCTAGGTATGCAAAGCCTGACGCGCTGTCATCCCAAAATACAATTCGGTCATCGTTAGGATCACCAAGAGAGATAGCACCTGTAGCACCCGTAACACCCTTTTGACCTTTAGCACCTGTAACACCTTCGCCCTTCTGCCCTTTAGCACCTGTAACACCTTCGCCCTTCTGACCTTTAGTACCACCAGAACCAGCTATGCCTTCGCCCTTCTGCCCTTTAGCACCTGTAACACCTTCGCCCTTCTGCCCTTTAGTACCCGCAGAGCCATTACTGCCGTTTGCGCCAATCTCGCCTTTCTGACCTTTAGTACCCGCAGCACCTGTTACGCCAAGTTCACCTTTCTGACCTTTAGTACCCGCAGCACCTGTTACGCCAAGTTCGCCTTTCTGCCCTTTGGAGCCAGTAACACCGACTTCGCCCTTCTGACCTTTCAACCCTTTCTGGCCAACTTCGCCCTTAACACCCTTTTGACCCTTTTCACCTTTCTGGCCAAGTTCACCTTTCTGACCCTTCACACCTTGCAGGGCGGAATTGGTGATAGTTGATTTTTTCAGCTTGCCTGTATCAGACGCGTCTAGAATCAACAGGAAATCATCTCCAGTAACTGAACTCGAAAGATCAGTTCTATCGGCAATTGTGCGACCATCATCAGTCAATATTTCGTCGTAGTTAGTTCCGTCTTCAGTAGTCTCCCAGATATCAGAAGTTTCATTCCACCGAATATCAACATCAGCAAGACTGCCTCTATTTACGGAGACCCCAGCGTTTTCAGAAGGAGCGACACCAGCACCGAGATCACTGTTTAAAGTGATTTGGTTATCTGCTACATCAAGAGTGGCAGTATTGATAGTTGTGGTAGTTCCTGAAACAATCAAGTTACCTGCAATATGAACATTAGCTGTGGCTCTGACGTCATCTACATAAAGGTTGCGCCAAGATTTAGTTGGACTACCAAGATCACGAACATTAGCCGCGTTTGGAATAATAGGTGTATCAATGGAACCAGCGACAGAGATTAGATCTCCAGTTGCATTGCCGAGATCAACATCACCACGGAGATAGGTTTGGTTTTGGACGACAAGGCTATTGAAAGAACCTTCGCCTGTACTAGTGACTCCTCCAGGAATAGAAACATTATCATGGAATACTGTGTTTGCGTATATATCTAAGGAAGATAATCCACCGTTCGCCCACTGTAGATGACGTTGCGCTTCAGTAAGCGAAGATCTATTTGTGCCCATATTTATGGAATGCGCATTAGCAGTAAGAGTTCCTGCGACAGATACGATTGTGGAGTTAGCACCCAAATTCAATGTATCAGGCAGACCAACGGTAACTGTTCCATTGGTTCGGCTTACTGCAATTTCATTTGCAGTTCCATCTACAGCAAGTACCGCGCCTGTAGTAGCATTCTTAAGAGTAACATCACCGGAAGTGACATCAAAGTCACCGGAATCAAAACTAGCAACACCTTTGTTGGCCGAGGTCGCGTCTTCGCCAGCAACAGTGATATTTCCACTAAGAGCGTGCGTTACATTTATACCTTCTCCACCAGCCACAGATAATGTGTGGGAGTTGGCTACAAATGTGCCCGTATCAGTAGTCACAGATTTTAAAACAGAATCTTCAAGTTGAACTGCGCCTGAAGATACATCAAAGTCTGCAGCGGCAAAAGAGGCAACACCTTTATTAGTTGTAGTGGCGTCTTCTGCGGATATAGCAATTGTATTAGCAGAAAGAGTTATATCAATTCCTTCCCCTTGATTGATATTCAGCGTTGTTCCAAAATCAATATCAATATTTGATCCGCTTCCATCTGTAGCAAGCTCGATATGATCATTTTGTATCATAGAGTTGAGGATAGTGTCTGCAGATATAGTGTTGTTTGCATGTAGCTTTGCATTAGCACTGATAACAACTACACCATCATTTGTTAACGCTCCATCGATATCGGCTTCTTCAGCATACACTTTACGCCATTCGTTACCAGTAGCACCCAGATCAAATGCGCCATTAGCAACAAGGTGAGACATTATTCTGGCATTTACTGTGAGTATATCAGAATTACTATCACCAATAGTGGCATTAGAACCAAACGATGAGGTCGAAGTGATGATCAAACTATCAGCAGCTGCGTCACCAAGATTCACATCACCATTTAAGTTGACAGTATTATTGAAAGATGTCACACCATTGAAGATTGAAGTTCCACCAAATGTGGCGGCACCAATCGTCGCCTGATTAGCAAACTTACCTTTAACAGTTATTGTATCAGTCTGAGCGTTGCCCAAAGTGATGTCACCATTAAGAGTTGCGTTACCGTCCACGTTCAAAGTACTATTTAAGTCAACCGCGCCATTAGCAGTAATAGTAGTGGTGGTCAACCCATTAAGAGTCGAATTACCGTCTACATTCAAAGTAGTATTTAAGTCAACCGCGCCATTAGCAGTAATAGTAGTGGTGGTCAATCCATTGAGCGTTGAATTGCCATCAACATTCAAAGTAGTATTTAAGTCAACCGCACCGTTGGCAGTGATGGTGGTGGCAGTCAATCCATTAAGAGTAGTTGAACCGTCTACATTGAGCGTTGAATTGAAGTCAACAACACCATTAGCAGTAATGGTAGTGGTAGTCAATCCATTAAGAGTAGTCGCGCCATCTACGTTCAAAGTAGTGTCGAAGTCTACAGCGGCATTCGCATGAAGCTGGCCAAGAGTTGTGTTACCAACAACATCCAAAGAAGAATCAAAATCAACAGCCCCTTCTACATGCAAAGTTCCTTCAGCAATTACATTACCATCAGAGTCTATAGACGCAACGACAGTATTGGCATTGTCAGTAATAACTAGTCTGGAATCGCCAGCAGCGTCCGTCAGCTGTAGGAATAAGTCAGAATCACCAAGGGTGGCGTCGCCAGCCAAGAAGATTTCAACAGCGTCACCATTTCCATTACCACCAGTAAATCTTAGGTGGGTAGAATTAAGAGCTTCACCAAAGCTGGTATTGGCTCCAGACATAATTAAATGCGCAGAGTTAGAAGATAAATCAGTTACATCTCTGAGTGTGAAGGACTTGAATGCTGGGGTATTTGTATTTGTGTCAATGCGTAGGAATTGCCCTTGCGAACCACCCGTTACACGCACGCGAGATATATCGCCAAGAGTTAGTGTTTCCGCACCAGAAGTTGCGAAAGTGACATTAGCGTTGAATGTGGTATTGGCATTTACAGTGAAAGTTTGTGGGTCAATAATAGTATTAGAGCCGACAGTAATAGTGCCGCCAGTCAAAGTAGAGGTATTACCACCTTTGAGCAAATTTGTTCTGAATTCATTAGCAGAAAATGTACCTTTAATGTGGCCATTTCCTACAGCAACTCCACCCCGATTAGCAGATCCTGCCCGAGCCACTGTCACTACGTTATTGCTGATGATCGTAGCAATATAGTTAGTGTTGAGTCTCCATGAGTTGAAGCTGATATTCAGTTCTGTGTTCGAAACATTAACTGTCATTTGAAATTCTCTATTCTCTTAATGGGGCGTATTACTTATTTATTAGAATTGAAAGCATCGATTTAATATCACCCATGTCTTTTTTCAATTCTTCTATTTCATTCTGCATAGCTTTGTTTTTTTCATTTCTAATCTTTAATGCATTGTGCTGCCTTGTAGCATTCTCATCAAAGAAAAACACCACACCCGAGACAGGATCTTTCCTCAAATCGGGGTGGTTTTCCACATGCAACAGTTCCATATTATACAAGATTCAGAGGCGATTTGTGTGTAAATATTTGTAAAGCACTTACCTCGGGAGAATACGATGTACCCTTTCCGGCTGGTCGAGTGAACACAACTTTAACTTGATACTCATCTACTCCATGATGTATTGATCCGTCTCCAGACCGATAAGCAATTACACCATTATTACTGCTGTTTTCGCGCACTACGTTAGAAAGCCCTAAGAAATTATCACCATCACTATTGGCAGACATTCTATGGTGTAGGAAAACCTGATCGCCTCTATTGCCCAGTGTAGACTTCGGCTTTGGTGTTGTCGTGTATATTGCCATCTGGGTGAAGTTCTTATCTTCAAGACGCTCCGCATCGTTGTCATTTCTGACACGTACATAAAGTTCAATTCCACTTTCATTAGGGAAGTACGCCTGCGTTACTATCTTGAATCTTTCTGATGCTACACCAGTGACGCCATTGGTGGCTCGAGTAACATTAGAAATATATCTAGCTTCTGCTCCACCTGATGGGAAAGTCTCATTCGCGGTGCTGTCATTAATTCTTTCTCTTGAAGCACTTACCGTCACGTCATCAGAATCAATAATAGGAGAAACTCTTGAGTCAGCAGTAGAGAAAACACCCCTCACCAACAAAGACTTATTTGCAGAATTAGACCTACTATATATTCGTTTCTGTGTTTTGTTAAATTCAACTTGCGTACCGCCAGTAATTGGTCTCCAAGTAGAATCAAGAGTACCAGAAGTTGAAGTCGCCTTGACGAACCAAGTTAAATCAGTTTCTCCAGGAACGCCAAAGTTTGTTGCCAAATCAACAGAGTCAATTTTAGGATTTATAATAGCATCAACTTTCGCACCAGCTCCAAATTGCTGACCGCGAATATGATCAGTGGCAACATAACCACCAGAAGTATCAGCTAGGCGAATTCTACCGAAGTCGGTGTTTAAGAATACAATTTTACCTGTAGCAGTGGTGTTGGCAGAAAAAGAACTTGTATTTCCAGCCCATGCGTTTGAAGCAAAATATACACAATTATTATTTGCGCCTGCTGTGGTTGGGAATTCCCTAAACGCATCAATTTTTACAGTGACCGTTCCTGAACTTGAAGCTACAATTTTCCGTACAGTTCCGTCCGCATAACCAGCAGCGGTAATCGCCCCAGCAACAGCAGCAGTTCTGGATCGCAAATTATCACCAACAGAAATTGTTGAATTGTTAGCAAAGGTCAGTATTGATTCGCCTCTGATCGCTTCGTCCATCTGGAAACCTGTAGAAGAGGTAGAACCGCCAGCAGGTGTAATATTGGAAAGATTGAAGAAGTCAAGAGCCTTGTTTTCAAAAACAAACGAACAGTCTGTTCCGCCAAGATCTGTTTTAGTTGAGAACTTCTTGTATGAAAGTTTAAATTTTAAGTACTCGTTAGTCAATGGTGCCCAAACTCTACCTGTCGCAGAGCCGTACAACATAGTACATTCCGGAGTGATATATGCGCTAATGTTAGAAACTTTATCGGGTTTGTTTTTCGTAGCAGACCAAAGTTCAAAATCAGTTCCGTCTTCATTCGGAAGAACGGTCATAGCATACCTTTTATTTTTAGATAAAGTCGTTCCAGCCCTAAACGAGAATCTAGTAGCAGCCGAACCATTAGAAGACACGTTAATACTGTTTCGGTATACAGGAGGACTTTGTTCTACTAGGACTGTGGTAGGTCTTCCTCTAGAATCAGTTTCCCTAATTTGAACTATCACATAAGCAGTTGACGCTACTGGCTTTTTAGCAAAGAACAAATCAACATATTCTAAATGCGGATTATCAATGGTTGATACAAAGGTTTGCGACAAGAAATCTGGAATCTCTTCAGTTACAGTACTGTTTGTAACACTCGTCATCGATGAGTCGGCAGAAATTTCAGTAAGAGAAATTTGACTGCTTTGGTGCGGAGGAGCATTAGTGTACCGCATTGTGCCAATATTTGATGGAGCGTAGTAATACTGCCCGCACCGAGTTGAAGCACCTGTCTTACCAGAACTAATACCGCCACCATAAGGCGGTTTAACGTCGCTGACTTCTAGAAGGTGCTTATACCCTCTAAACCGCATAGTATTGTCATTTGGAATTTTGAAAAAGTATATCAAGACACCGCTGGCGTTTGTTATCATTGGCGACCCATAATGCGCCTGATCTGCAGGAGAACAATATGGCGAAACGTCTCTTCCGTCAAACCGTGGCCAAACACGAGTGGAAGGCTTCAAACCACTACAAGTTACTTTTTGAGCAACGTGGGCTTTAATAGTGTAAGCATTCGTGCCATTAATATATGCCGAAATGTCAGAGTACTCGGCCAAGCCAGTATAATCAAGACCTGCCTTTTTATACTCATTTAACAATGCCGCTGATGTGGAAGATGAGACTGTCATAATTGTTTCCTAGTTTAATCCTGTTTGGTTCTTCTTATTTATTATGAACAACAAAGTTATTAACCACAAAGGTGTCGTCGCCATCAACATCAAGGTTGTATACAGCAACAAATTCTTCTCTACGATTAATACTACGCAACTTATCTTCATGAGTCTCTAATTGCTCGCTGTACTTGACAAGTTTATTACCAGCAGCCAACTCAGAGACATCCATTTCCGGATGTATTTCTAGAGTTGCTTCCACATTAAACGACTTCCAGCCAGCAGAGGTGAGAACTGGATGTGATTCAGTCAATTCTAACTGTTCGTTAATAGTATAAATAACTCTATCTTCAGCTTCGAATTGATGTGTGTCAACCACTTCATTAATTTCACCATTATAACCATAAACCATTTCACCAATCTGAACATTCTCGATAGACTTGGTAGTTCCATCATACATCAACACCTGAGTGCCAGCAACGAAACAACCACCGTGACGACCCGTTGGCCGAGTCTGGTATGGAACCCTAATGGCACCAATTCCAGGATTGACTATGGTGTAATAGGAGTTTGGGTCTGGTGCTTGGTATGGCAATGGGACAATTCTAGCTGGGGGAGCAGCTGCTGGCACCGCTAACTGTGCAATACCGCAAAGAGAGTGCGCTAATGTCATAGTTCCGTTGTACAATTTCGAAGGAGTTGTTTTGGAAACTGTTACCGAAATTCTACTAGTCGCGAAAGGCTGTGACACTAATGTAATCCCACCAGTGACAACAGCAGTAATCTTATTATCAGTTACAGTAGTGTTCACGCTACCTGCTTGAAGAGACAATTCTATATCTTCTAGAGTAGGTATAGACCTCAACGGATCTCTGGAGAAACTCAAATCAGAACTACGCAAAGTGTTGTACGAGCTTTTCGATCCGTTCGGGTCAGTATTAATAGAATCCTTTGGTGGTTCAGGTGCGCCATCAGGATCATCAGAACGAAGGACGCTCATTCTCAAGGCAGCAATCTCAGAAGTATTCAACTGGATGCTCCTTTCATGATATTCAACTTTATCCTCTAATCCTCTCAAATCTTCCATCGTAAATCTGCGATTGTTAGATTGCAGTAAATCAACTTCAACATCAGGACGCATATAGTGCATAGCAGCTACTGGCGAAAGTGATGGGTATGGGGGGATGTAGATTATGGCCAAGTTCATTTCATCAGGGGCACTAGCTGGAACAGACGGAGACGATTCCGGTGCGCCAGTTACGATACTGACTTGTCCGCTAGATGACAAACTTACTGAGTCATATCTCGGCAAATATGACTGAACATCACATTGGAAATTCTGGTCAGGTGTAGGGAAATACACACCATCACTATCAATATCAAACACAGTACCTGCCGCTGGGTTGGTAGGCGCGACCGCAGCTGTGGCTGTTGCGTGTGGTGTAACAGTAGAAGCTCGGATTGGTCTAAAATCAACACTATCTCGAAGATCCATCATATTACCAGCAGCAGTTGCGTATGTCGGGATTTCTGCTGTGGTTATTGTAGTTGCGGCTGCAGGATTGGCATCATCAATCGGATATGAATCAACACTCATATAACCGATGCCAGCAGAGCGGTCTCTACCAAAGTAATTGAATTTGACAAGGAGACCTATATTAGTCGTGTCCAACGTACTGGTGGGTCGTTTAACGAGCCTTGCAGTATCATATAGGGAATCGCGTTGGCCATCATCTATATAAAAATCCGTTGTCACGTCTTCGCCAGTAGCAGCTGTTACAGAAGTATTTGCGCCAGAATGAACCGATACTAACTCAAAAGCGTCAGAAACACCTAGTGCCCATGGACCAGCATTACTGTCGGTATGACTACCAGTGTCAATGTGAATATTCTTATTCTTGTTAACAGTCTTATTTGCTTGGCGAGACGAGCTTCTTAAGAGATCGAAGTATACCGATGCAGCAAAGGTAGAAGACAAATTAGCACATTGTAGATCAATAGCGTGCGAAGAACCACTTGAAGTAATTGTTCCGTTTGACTGAGTATTGAAAATGTGTCCGCTTGGGAATACTTTAGAATGCGCGTTGGCGGCATAACTTTGACTTGTCGAAACTGTCATCGATGTGTCACTAGCAATATTTGTGATTCTTTGCTTCGGATGTGCTGCGAGCTGTATGAAATCACCAACTACATATTGTGTGGTGAAGGTTGTTCCAGCTGTGCCAGTGACTGTTGCGCCAGTTTGTTGAGCCTTACCAGTCATTGGAGAAGTAGTAACTTCACTCTTGGCTACAATTATGATGTTTCTCTCATCAACAGAAGATAACGGGGAACCAGTATCATTGTTTGTTTCAGTGCCGCCTGTGTGAGCAGTATTGGCCGAAACCGTTGCCGTGCCACTAGTGGTAAAGGATACAGTCTTCTCAGTTCGCATTACATATTGTGTTTGTGTACTGTCTGTAGCGTCAGCAAGTTTACGTGTACCAGTAGTTGTAATAGGGAACACTAAAGTATTGAGGTTGGAATCTTGTAACTTCGCAACACCACTAGTCTCTAAAACAATATCAGCATATGAATCTGGTCCAGAGACATTATTGACATATAACGAACGAGCTTCAGCGAAACTTTTATCAGCATTCAATTTCATGTCAAAAAGGTATATTCTGAATTTACCAGTCGTAGTTCCGGAAACACCTTCATGATGCTGAAAGCCGCGAACCTTAGCAGTACCAATTTTAGTACCAGTTACTGAACCAAGGTTGGCGTAGTTGCCAGTAATCATATCTTGTGCAGAAGAGTATATGTCAACTGAGCGAAGTCCTTGGAAATCCCAAGTACCTGTAACTTCATTACATATAGCAAAGTTGCCAAAGTTCTGACCGATAATGACATCACTTGTAACTTCATAGGTGGTGGCTTTAGCAATATTGGCTCGGTATAGATCTGTAAGTTCTGTTCTGTAACCTTGAACATAACCAATGGAAGGCTCTACTTCAACAACCAATTTATTAAGGTCGCCGCCCTCAGTGACGGAATATACCCCACCGTTAACAGCAGTTTGCAGATGCTCTTCAACATTAACCTTGAATGGGGATAATGCATAATCACCAGACTCTTCCCTAGTCCTCAGGGCTAGTTCTTCTTGGAGTTCGCCATATTGGGTATCGGTATAATTTCTAATCACACGACCGCTTTGAATATCGGCCAATGGCATAAAGCCAACTGTATTAGCATCAGTAAGAGAACGAGTTCTAATTACTGGCAACAGTTTAAGTCTTGATGCTCCTGGTGCTGAGAAGTTGGTTGCTCCTGAAGCGTTATCTAATAGTGACGAATCTTGATTAGAGTCGACTAATGATTCAGTAGTCTCAAATCCAACACGGACATCAGGAGTTAATGTATACTTACTAACAACACCAGATTGATCAGGAGATCTAACGAAATGCCCTTTGTGGTAAACTGTACCACCAGTTACTGCAGCACCGATACCAACTCCTGTAGCGGAATATGCATTTGCAGCAACAGTTCCTATAGTATTAGCGGCAACCAAAAATGTAGAAGACGAAGAGTTTCTAAATATTAGTGTTTCGCCATCCTTAAATGACTTTGTTGCGTTGTTCGCGCCAGAGTTTGTATACGAAACAAATACACTCAAGTAGTTAGGAGCGTTACCTTCAGAACCTTCTTCCGCAGCCAATAACTTTGCTGTGAGACCAGTCGCTGCACCAGTAACAGTACTATTAGCGATAACTCCAGAAGAAAAGAAGTCATTGAGCAACAGCACTCTGTTGTTCGCATCTTTATCTCTCAGTTTGACATACTGCCATTGCTGAAGTTCAAGGTCGCAACCGTTCAAAACTGTTCCGTTTGTCAAAACTTCGGAACCAAGACGTTCAACTTGATTCTGCAAGATTGATTGGAGCTGCGTCAGTTCTCTAGCCTGAACAGCATATCCTGGTCTGAAAAGTACTCGATGAAAGTTCTTCGTTTCGTTGAAGTCGTCAAAGAAAGGACTTTGATTGAGGTTTGTCTCGATTGTCATTTAGTTATTACCTTTAAAAATCTAGAATGATTTTAATATCTTCTATTTGTTCTGGAGTTCTTGCAACAGCCCTAATGTTCTCAGTATATATTATCTCACCAGAGAACGTATTAGCTTCAGGACCAAGGATAGCTTCTATCGTAGCAACAGGAGTTTCGCTGGAGCTGTTCAATAAAATATCGTCTTTTGTAAATGCTACATGATTACTATAACTTTGTACACTATTTAGGTAAACACTGTAGAAGGATGAATCAGTTTGCGTCTCATCATCTCTAATATATACGATATGGGCATTAGCACCCTGAACAGCATTAACTAACGAAGCACCTTTTCTTGCGATTGCACCGAGAGTAGTTACAAACTCAAGAGTACCAAGTTCTGCCGCAAGGCGATTTCTTTCATTAGTGATTATATCATTAACCACAAAGGGGTTGACGGGAACATTTCCGTCCATACTTGTGTAAGATATAGTGGCTCTTGAAGTGAATCGTAATGTTGCGGGACTATTTGATGTATTGGCAATAGATTCGACGGCAACGTGGACATTGTTTGAGTTCACTTTAAGAACGGGATCTTTCAATATACTCAAAGTTCTGAATTCAGTATTTGAGGGAATGTAACCAGCACCAGTAGAGGAAACACCTTCACTACCTTTAAACTGAACATTCAGCAAGATTTTATCTGCAGCCAGTTCTCTAACCGGATTTGCTCCGTGACCGCCGAGCGGTGACACTACTGCGTTGGCGGTAGCACCAGATCCATGGATTGAGTTGGATGTGATAACAGCCTTCGCTCTAGTATATTGCGAGCCGACGCTGATTACTGCTACGTTAGATATAGCACCAGTTGCCGAACTCACTCTACTATATGCTTGAGCATTATGACCATCACCAATAATAGTAACTGTTGGTGAAATGATCACTCGCGAGTCTGTATTTGGCGTTGTGGTGAAAGCAGTGTTTACTGTCAATGTTTTGGTTGCGCCTGACCACTGGGTAATTCTTCTAAGTTGACCAACGCCAGTTCCTGATGAAATGTAAACGCTAGAGCCATTATAGAATCCTTGGATCGGGGAAGCACCACCGTCACCTGCTCCTGAAATCTTAAGAGTAGTTCTACCGCCAACCTCAACAACAGCATTAGCAACCTGAAAATATCCAGAACCAAGAGCAACGGTTTCCACAATCTCAATAGAACCATTTACCGCAGCATTTTGGACTGCTGCTTGGCGCGTCTGCTCTGGTGAAGAATCAGGTGTCACAATAGTCTTCACGGGCATATGAACTGATGTTAGAAACTTATCAGCTTCGCCGAGTGAAATAGTGTACATATACTTCCACGTATATCCATCAGATGTTGTGAAAGGAAGCGTGGAGAACCCTGTAGGTCTTACGGAGGATGCCGAACCCTTATTGTTGTAAAGGCATTTATATACATTATACTGATCAGTAAGAACATAAAATTGCCTGTCAGACATTGTAGTATCAGTGTCGCGATACATAGCATATACTGTAGAAGCAATCCAATCGTGTCTAGGTACAACATGAGATACACTTCCGACATCAATCTTCTTAGCACCAATAAACCTTCTGTGCTGTTCGTAGTGTAAATTCTGTTCGCTGTCTACAACAAAACTTGGGTCTGGCTCAGCCGCCCAGTCAACTGTATTTCCCATTACGGCATAAAGTATAACTGATTTTTTGCTTGATGATCCATCTACCGCGTTCAAAGCTTTAACAAAAGCCTGTGCATTATTGATGGATAAATCTTTAGTTGCGTATCTATAATACATTAAGAAATCGATCCTGTCGAGTAATAAACATTAGCTGCAGCTAATCCAGTAGCAGCCCACTGAACTTTAGTGTTCGCGAGAGTGTTGCTTGATACTATATTTAGCGGAATTCTATAGTACTTCTCAGGAGAAACCTCAATTAATATTGTACCATTATTCGCAAGCTTAGACATGAATGTCGTACTAGTTCCGACAACATTAAAGTTTGAATTGCTCAACGCTACAGTTCCGCTGCCCTTTCCTCTAGTACTGTTGTTGGCTGATGTAATGACATCCAACGCAACATTAGAATGCGACTGATACTTGCCAAACAATTTCTGTCCGGAAGGGTGGACCAACTTCAAAGCAATATCTTTATATCGCTTCAGGGCAAGAGGTGAAACAATTTGATATGAATACTCTTGATAGAAATCACTGTCTTGAATATAACCGCGTTTGGTTGATACATGACTTCTTGATGAAGAATAATATCCTTCCGAGTTTGCTACATTTTTCAGTGTCAATCTCACAACAGCTTGCGTAGCATCTGGGTGAGATGATTCTTGTATACGAACTTGCTCGAGATGATCATATGAGTATCCCGAATCAATAACCCGCACACCAGTAATAGTACCATTCGCACCAACGCTTGGAGTGATCTTAGCATTCTGACCCAAAATCCCTTCGTCAACAACTTTAACTATCTTAGCTGTACCAACGCTAGTTGTTGTCCTAGCATCAACTGTCCCAGGAACTATAGATGAGTCATACTTATTAAGAGTAATGGTTGCGTTGTTAGCGAAAGATATATTTCCTGGATGTCTCTGTAGAAAGTCTTGCCAAATGCGAACAGTTGTTTGGTATGTTCCATTAGCGAGAACTATTGTCTGAGGTGCTAAATTCTTTCCAGCACCTGCCTTAATTCCTCCACCCGCACCAGTGCTAGTTTGGAATACAGAATCATTAGTATCCAAACCATTTACCTGACTATTTGCGGTTCCCCAATTAGCATCATCAGACTCAATAGTGATGTAGGACTCACCAACACCAAGAATCGCGATATTAGGTTCAATGACTTGAACGGTCGGAGCAACACTGAATCCATCTCCACCAACTTTATTAGAAAGGTTTTCGATTGTTCCGAATGTGGTAGTCTTGAATATCAATGAATCGCTTAATTTTGTATGACGGTTCTCATAAACAGTATTAGAGGAAGTATACGCTACATTAGCAAGTACCGTTGCCGAACCGACCGCACGGACGCCATCAAGTTCTATGAAGGGAGCCATCGGACCAGTGTGGAACTGATTAGATGTGTTCGCGGTATTATTGGCACAAACTCTGTAAGTAGTGAGGTCTCTCCAAACGCCACCCTTACCATAAGCGACGCCAGATAAAGTTGGGTTGAAAGAATCAGAAACAATTAGAGAGGTATCACTAGCTATGCTAACAATTCTTCGACTAGATTGACCGCCAGCTTTTATGACCCCGCCCACGGCAAAGTCTGTTGAGAATGTGGTTCCTGAGCCAGTCACAGTATTAGCTGATGTGCTCACCGTACCAGTAAGGGTAGTATTCGCTGTTGGGTTGTGCTCATATCCGTTGACTATGTTGGCAACAATCTTCTTAACTACACCGAAGCTATGAGTCACTTCATTTGTCTTGATCATATCGGCTGTATTTGCAGCATAGCTGAATGGGGAGATAGAAACAAGTTCATCGCCCACGCTTATATTTACTGAAGATAGACGCCCCAGCTGAAGAACGTGGCCACCGACAGTATTACTTTGAAAGGCACTAACAGTTCCGACTGACGCGCCAGCTGTGGTGTCGATCTTGACAGTCTCTGAAGTCGCGAAGTTCCTATATGTGTCAACCCGAAGCCAAGTCGCACCAGCTGTCGCGTCAACAAGTTCCACAACAATAGCGTTGGCTTGTGATGTCACACCAAATAACGAATCACCAACGCTTATCTGCGCGGAATTTGCTATTCTGATTGCAGCGTTTGCGTTATCTCGATATACTGAGTTACTAGGCACTTCAGCGTATTCTGGAAACCCGTAGCTCGCTGCGCCAATAATTGTATTGGCAAAGGTATTCATGATGCCAGTACTTGCGTCAGCATAGGTTACTTTAGCACCGCCAGAGCCATAAGTGTTGTTGGCTCCAATTAAGTTGGTGTTCATAGATATAGCAAATGTGTCGCCAATATCAGTTTGTTGTAGATTAAAACTTGCTGGCGATTGCCCGTCACCACCGATAATAGAAATTATCGATTCGCCCTGATCCACACCACCGCCAGAAGAAGTATAACCTGAACCGCCATCCGCGATTGAGAATGTGATCGAGCCGCCAAGGTCTATCGTATCAGTTACAACTACTTTACCGAAATCACCAACCTTATCAGACAACAAATCAACAACGTCGCCTTTAGAATATTCACCACCAGGAGAAATAATTTCAATTCTAGATATACCAGCTTCAACCAAAGGAACGTGTCCAGTGCTCTCATCTGTTTGATTCAGAATACGAATTGGTTCTTGGTGGTTGAAGTTACCCTTCACATTAGAAACAATTATCTGCATAACGTCTCTGTTACGAATCACTCTACCAACTATATCTTCAACTAATGCTTCAGCGCGTGACTCCTGCCCCTGAATCGTTTTTCCGATAAATTTATAATTATTAATATCGTAAGTTGTTACGAGATATTTGTCAAGGTTCCAATCACCATCGGAAACTTTAAGCATTTGATCGGCAGGGTAATTTACCTCAACCGATTCATTGTATATTGTTCTGAACATCAACTTGTATGATGCTAATGACCCACGAGTTACGTTATAATATTTTACATACTTGGCCATAAGCTTTTTGTCAGCAGCAACTTCATGCGGAACTGATGGCAAAAGGGTATCTTGGAAATATTGGATATATTCATCAAGAGTTGTGTTGATGTCCCTGCTTTCCTCGAGATTTTGTAATGCGTCAGTCAACTTCCCGTTTTGCTCAAGGTACTCGTAGTATGCCTCAATGAAAGCAAGAAAGTTCTCACCTTCTTCCTGAAAGAATGCGGGGAACTGATTCTTTACGATCGACGAAAGTTTAGCTTTTATCATAATTAAGTCTGCTCACCAACAACATTAATAACAGCGTCAACGGAATCTAACAATAATATTTGCTTCCGTACAGGTATGACATCTAAATTCGCAGGGGAGACTTTGACTTTCAATTCCAGATCAGAGAACGCTGTTGGCAAAAAGTTCTCAACAGTAACCAGTCCAGTTTCATAGTCAATTGCTCCTGCGCTGGGAACGATATTGACACGCTCCTTAGTATCATTGTAGCGAAAGATACTCACTTTGCCGAGGCTGTCGTCACCTAAAAATGCCGAGAATCCCTCATATGTAAATTCCGAAGAATCCAATGTACCAGTACGGAGAGGATTATTGAAATCTAACGAAACCAGTTCAGCCTTGTTTAAGTTGGGGATGATTCTTTTTTCAATTTTAATAGAAGCATCATTGTTTAAGACATGACCTCCAGAGGCATCATCCAAAGTTCTTATGAATCGAGAGAACCTGAGTTTCTTACCAAACCTTCCTAGATTATCTGTAGCGAATTTGGCAACAGCCGCACGGGCATTGACCTCAACTGCGCTGTCATTTAATGTAGATTTAGTCACATCATAATATGTGGTTATGGTGGGAATAATATATGTGTAGTCAGCGTCAATGATAACTGGGTCAATAGCTAGTGGTGTCCTATCTACTATAGATGTTCTGATTGACTGCTTCCTGCTGCTGGTAGCAAATTTCTCACCAAAAGGTTTAACCGCAATATACACCTTACCGAATACCGCTGGGGTTGCTAACTCACCGCCATAAGCGATAACGGACTGTAAGTCTGGATTTTCAGAAAGAAGAATCCTTTCATAGTCAGCAGCAATAACAGCTCGGTTTTGAGTTTGGTAATTTCTTGGTGCTTGGAATTTTATTGACTCAACTGTTTCTTGTGGGCGTCCGCCAAGAGCACTAGAAGTCACAGAGGTAATAGTCGCAGCAGTATAAGAAGTGCCGATATTCAAACTATCAATACTGAACGAATCAGCACCATTAGTGGCATCACCATTATTCACAAGATAATCCACCTTGACGATATTGCCAGCTTTCAAAGTCTTGCCCAAAGAACCAGAACCAAATATTATTTCGTATTTCTCATCAGCAGATTCCTCTATGAAATAGATTGGAGATGTGGAATATACTTGGGTGATATTTGATGCTTTGTAGAATTCAACAACAGTACTATCAGCAGAAGATTCTTGAACAGATACAGTGATACTTGTAGAATCAACTCCAGCATTAGGAATAATGTATCTAACAGGATTAGATGAACTCACAGTCCACGTGTGCGCCAGAGGCTCACCTTCTTTAATTGTCAAAGAACCATTAAACACGCCAGCCGAAGTCGCTGCGATATTAGTGGCTTTGGGGGTGACGTATGTGTATGTCACATCATCAACAGTTGTCGTGAACTTGGAGTTCTTAGGAACAGTAATTTGAATGATCGTTGAGTCAACACCTGTTACGCTAATGGCGATTTCAGCCTGCGAGCCTACAGATGAGACCGGAACATAACCCAGCTCTTTAGCGCGGGAAACTACAGAGTCTCTTTGCTGCGCTGTGTCCAAGAACATTTCATTACCGACCATATTCAAATAATATGCATTATAATGAGTATTGTATGCCAGAACGTCAAGGAGGACAGCCATGGCTGAACCCTCAAAACTATAGTCTTTAAACTGGTCTTGGGTGCTTAAATAAGTTTTTAGATTTTTTCGTATATCGTCAAAATCTAACTCTGATACTTGTAAGTATGTGTTTGCTGACATTACCTGACTCTTTCTAGTATGACATCTAAGATGACTGGTTCGGGATCGTTGATTATCATAAATGCTACGGAAACGATAAGTGCGTGTGTCTCAGGACTTTCTTCTACAAGTACTGCGACAATATCTGCGCGAGGTTCGTAGTTTGTGATAACCTCTCGGATAGCACGCTCCATTTGTTGTTTTATTGCTGGAGTGAAAAGTTCAAAGAGATAATACCGAATGCTACATCCGATATTTGATTTGAATGGTCTTTCGAAATAATCAGTCAACACAAGGGACTTAACAGATTGTCGCACTGAGTCCCTATTAGTTTTCCGAGATACAGCCTGAGTGATAGGATGAGCATAGAACCCCAAATCCAGATCACTGAAGATTTCTTTATTTTTAGTCTTGCCAGCCATATCTCTCTACTTTATGTGTTCTTAGATTCTTGTATCTCTTTGCGTCTGTCTTTACACAACTTACTTATTTCTGCTAATGCCTTTCTTGCTCTGGTGCCAGCCGCTTTATTACCAGATTCAAACTTTTCACTTTCAGCTGTGTACGTTTCGAATAAATTTGTTAAACTATCGTGAGTATTCATAAAATAAACCTTTACTTTTTTCAATAATATAGTATAATAGAAATGTAACCCTTTAAATGTATATCAACTGTTCTAATTAAGCATCAATTGATAATCTATTTATAAGAGTAACTTAGAACGATTCTACTGTAATGATGTCTCCATTAGAAGTAGCATCAATAAAATTAACGGTAGACCCACCGACAGCAGTAAAATCAGTATTAGCCACCAGCCTGATGCCATTCAAATAAGCACCGACCTTCCCAGCAGTATATGTTAGAGTAGTGCCATCATCATCTGTACCAGAGAATGAGTTGGCACTATTTGTTGAGGTGAATGTGAAAGTCTTGAAGGTGGAAACCGCATCCGAGACTCCTGAGATACCAGATGTATTAAGACGCATCTTAACAACACCGTTCAGCTTGAATACCAACTCACCAGATTCGTTGACGATAACCCAATCGCCGAATACTAGTTGTCCACCTATCGTGCCTACGCTTGTCGTATTGGCAACTTCAATGCCTCCAATTTTAAGCGAGAAGGTTGATTCGTCTAATAATTTAATGGCCATTAATCATCACCTATTGTGGCTTGCTGGAAATACCAGCAGCTAGTCCTTCGGTATCTTTATGAGTATGACCCTTACCAGATATTCCTGCCGAAACGTGATCACCTGATGCGGTAGAGGTTCCAGTAATATTCAGATCGCCTGTCAAGTTTATATCACCAGTCCAGTTTGTCGTTGGTGTATTGACAGTAGTAGTTCCCGCAACTGTAATATTCGTGTCGCCATCTACATATATAGTAACATTCCCTTTGACATGTAATTTATCATCACCAGCTGTTACTGTGTAATTGTCTTTAACAACTTTTGTAACTTTAGTTCCATCTGGGTATATCTCATAAAATGAACCGCTTTTATGAAACTCTTTAATTCTTTCCGCGTCAGCAGTGTCATCATATTCCTTATAGTGACCTGACTCCGTCGACTTGACGTGGTTCATTGGGTACACAGGATTATAAGGCGAGACCGGAGTATCTATTTTATCAACCTCTGGGATAATGGCTGGTATTGCTACCCCACGTGCCCTTGAGTTGACATCAGACTCGTCAAGATATTTTGGATACACCCCATTGGGATCATTGAACCCAATATTTGGATTTGAGCTTGTATTCGGTGCACCTGCCAAAGTGCCGACAATAGCAGGTTCTTGAGCGCGGTCTCCATCAATGAAGAATCCAACAACCCAAGAACCTTCTACCATTCCTGTCGGGGATATTCCTATTCCGCTGATCGAAGCAGATTCTATGCTATTGATTGGCGTTGCCCAAGGAAGGCTATCGGTAGGAATTTGGTCTTTGTCTTCTGAGTGCAATCCGAATGTGCGGACTCTCACCCTCCCGAGCTGGGCTGGATCATTCCTATCTTCGACAACTCCAATAAACCAAACGAAGTCACCCTTACCGATAAATTGTCTCATGCGCTACCTTATTTTTTCCAGCGACTTTTCTTTTTTTCAGTTGCGTCAACGATTGGCTCTTCAACTTCTTCAACCAATTCTTCGTGGTCATGAGTTGGTTCCTTTATTTCCTGTAGAAATTCTGGAGCAGCTACAGGTGGGGCAACATTCTGTTCAGCAATTTCAGATAAGAATTGTTTTTCTCTTATTGATCCTGGGATTGGCATTATATTTCTCCTAGTTAATTAAAGTTTGGTGCCAGTATCTTTTGCGCACTCAAGTATAGTTGTAAATGAATCAGTTCCGTCAAGCATTTTATGTCTCAACTTTGTTATAATGTACTTACCGCTCAAGTATTTATCTTCATCCCCATCTTGGTCTGCTGAGGTGGCTGCGGAGGGTATGCTAAGACGAATGATATTTCCGACATCAAGTTCACTATCTCCAGGAAGAGAAACCTCAATTACAGTATTGAATATGTGCTGACCGTAGGATGCGCTCTGCCCCATAACCTCATTACTCTTCGTAGGGTTTGGAGATTCATCAATAAACAGTGCATCGACATCATGACCTTTGCGGCTCGTAACCATTCTCACTACTGGAGATGTGTCAAGGCTTCCATTTATTTTGAATGGTTGTAGTTTGGTAAACTTAGGAGCATAGTCATCATAATTGAATATGACTTCTCGCTTCGTTTTCTTCAGGATATCTAGATGAATTGTTTTCGACCTATACAATCCTTGTTGAATATTATCTATAACATTACTTTGCTTGATAACATCAAATGATATCAGTTTAGTTCTATCGAAATTCTCATCACTGGGCGACCCTTTACCTTCGTCCATATTTGATGGGAGGTAACTGTACTCTTCTTTGACTTCCTGCTTAATTAAGTTGCTGAGGTTTTTGAAGTTGAA